GGTGTCATCATCGCCGACTCCATCAAGGGAGCGGTTGAGCTGGCCAAGTGGGTCAATGGGTTCCTCACCGAGAACTCCTCCTATATCGAAGAGTGGAAGCAGGGCTTCCGCGAGATCTGGGTTGCTGTCAAGGAGGTCTTCAAGACGGTCTTTGACCTTGGCAAAGCGATCTTCGGTGTGCGCAAGGAAACAGGCGAGTGGAGCTTCTACATGACCACCATCTCGCTGGCCTTGAAGGGCGTGGCTCTGCTCATTGCCGGCATCGCAGATGGTGTTCGCACCATCGCCAGCCTACTCATCTGGGTGGGTGGCCTCATCATCGACATCGTGCTGAAGCCCATCAGCATGTGGCTCGACCAGATGGGTCAGGCGCTCAACCTGATTAAGAAGGGCTGGGGCGACGGGCTCATCAGCGTGGGGAAGACACTCGACCAAGTCGGCGGGAAAGTCCGTGGCTTCGCCGGAGACCTGTTCGATCCCATCGCCGATGGCAATGGCGCGGTGCAGAAAGTGCTGAAGTCCTTCAAGGATACAGGCAATGCTGCTGAGGAAGCCGGCAAGAAGATCACGAAGGCCGGAGACGCGACGGTCGCCAGTGCCAAGAATCCCCAGAAGAAGACCGCAGGGCTGGGAGCGCAGAGTGCGATCGCCAAGGCTGAGGCCGATGCCGCGCTTGCGCTCGCGAAGGACAGACTACAGCGCGAGCAGGTTCAACTGGACTACGCACTCTCCCAGCAGCTCATCTCCATCAAGGACTACTACGCCAAGCGCCAAGCTGCGCAGCTCGAGGCGATTCAGGCCGACGAGAAGGCCAAGCAGCGTGAGCTCGCTGCTGTCAAGGCTGCGATGCCCAAGTCGAAGGACGACGAGCTCAACAAGCAGGCGCAGGTAATCAAGCTGCAGGCTGAGCTGAACATCCTTAAGAACAAAGAAGGCGACATCATCACCGAGAATACCAGGAAGGAGCAGGAGGCCACTCGCGTCCTCACCCAGAAGGTTCTCGAAATTCGCTCACAGCTGGAGCAGGCCACTGGGTCAAGCACCTTCGACACCATGGCTGCGCAGGTTGCCGAGAAGTTCCGCGTGGTCCGACAGCAGTTCGTCACGGAGTTCGGCGCTGACTCTCAGCAGGTCGGGCTTGTTGACAAGCTCATTGATGTCGAGACCGCCAAGGGCAAGTTCGCCATCATCCAGAACCAATACAACACGACCCTTGACGCCATGCGGCTGAAGGAGCAGGAGGTCAGGCAGCAAGAAGCAGCTGGCACACTCGGTCCGCTGGAATCCTTCAAGCAGATGGAGGCGCTCCACAGGGCCACGATCGGTGATCTACAGCAGCTCATCCCGCTGATGGAAGCCTACGCGCAGGCGACTGGCGACCCCGCCATGATCAACAATGTCAAGCGGCTGAAGCTTGAACTGACTGAGGTCAACAAGACACAGACGGAACTCTCTCAGTCCATCGGACAAGGGTTGACCAACAACCTGACGTCGTTCTTCAATGACCTCGCCACTGGGGCGAAGAGCGGCTCGGACGCCATCCGCGACTTCGGTCGTTCCGTGCTGGCCACGTTCGCGCAGATCATGAGCCAACAGCTTGCCCTCATGGCAATGAAGGCCATGTTCCCCAGCATGTTCCCCGCTGCCGGTGGTGGGTTGGTGAAGAAGTCGGATGGTGGCGCGGTGTTCGGAGCCGGGACTTCCACCTCTGACTCCATCCCTGCTCTGCTCTCTGATGGTGAGTTCGTTATCAAGGCCTCCGCTGTGAAGCGGCTCGGGTATGGCTTCCTCACCATGCTGAACGGCATTACCTCGAGCAACCACGGGAACCGCTTCGCAGATGGCGGACCTGTCACCTCCACGGTCGGTCCTGCGACACAGGTGAACACCAGCACGAAGGTCGTGAACGTCTTTGACCCCTCCCTACTGGAGGATCTGATGACAACCCCGAAGGGCGAAAAGGCCATCCTCAACGTGATCGCCTCCAACCCTCAATTCATGAAGGCGATCCTGGCATGAGCTACGAAATCGGAACGGCCACCAACGCTGTTGACCTGCTGAACAAGCTGAACACCTTCCTAACCTCCAAGGGCAAAGCCTACGGCCTGAGCTACACCGGAACAGGCACTGGCAAGTTGACGGGTTGGGACGGGGGCGCTTCTTCCGTCAGTGAGACCTTCACCATCACCGCTACGTCGGCCACGAGCTTCAATGTGGTCGGGAGTGTATCAGGCTCCATCGGCTCAGCTACTGTTGGCACCCTCTTCACCCATGCTAAATTGACCTTTACGATCACTGCTGGTGGGACGGCCTTTGTGGCCGGTGATGTGTTCAAGATCAACACCTGCCCTCCTTGGGTGAACCAGAGGAGCGTGGCAGGGAGTGAGATGATTTGGAAGACTGTCGGCAACGATGGCCTGCGGGACATCTATGTCGGTGCCCTGCTCTTCAGTGACGCGGGTGCCGACTACTACAACTGGCGGCTCGGCGGATTCAATGGCTACTCCAGTGGTCAAACCTTCGTGCAGCAACCTGGGTTCGTGGGACAGCCCGGCCCTGTGCTCAACCTCTGGAACTCGACGATCCCCTACTGGTTCGTTGCGAACGGACAGCGCGTGATCGTGTTCGCCAAGATCAGCACGATCTACGTCAGCTGCTACTTGGGGTTGATCAATCCGTATGTCGATCCTGGATATTGGCCCTATCCGCTCTTCGTTGGTGGGTCGATGGCTTGGTCCACTGAACCGGGCACCACCAGCACGAACTGGCGCTGGTCCTACTCATCCAACTATCAGATGGCCAACTTCTGGCGCGGTGTCCCCGCCTATGGTGTTGGTGGAACATGGACTACTGCGCAGGGACGCATCAGATTCCCGGATGGTTCTTACAATGCACTTGAGAACTACAGTGCGGGTGACGTTGTCTCAAGTGGGGATGCCTGTTCAGTTTGGCCCTTCGCCTGTGACAGTCCATCATCTGGCTCACGAGGTTTCCAGAATATTCGTGAGAACCTTGATGGTTCCTATCCGCTGCTGCCCATCTTCTTCAGCTCGGATCGTGGCGCCATTGCCGGAGACGACACAAATACTTGGGGCGAGTTTGACGGTATCCGAGCAACCACAGGTCATGCGAATGCCGCTGAGAATACCATCACTGAGGGACCGCTGACCTATGTGGTCTTCCAGGATGCCTTCAGGAATGAGAAGGATTGCTACTGCGCTCTGGCGCTTGACTAAGGAGAGTGACAATGGCCTACCAGAACGGAACAGCAACCAATCCGACAGATCTTCTACAGAAGCTGGCTACTTTCATCGCCGCCAATGGCTGGTCACAAGACATGAGCCAGGCGGATGGAACTGGCTGGCGCCTCCACGCCCACCGAAGTGGTGTTTACGTCAACATTCGTGCAATGATCAACAGCTCAGCAGCCACTGAGTATTTCACCGACCAGTATTCTCGCAGTGCTGGTGGTGCTGCGTGGAGCCTTTACTGCGGCGATGGGTTCTCCAGTGGATCAGATTGGAAGAGCCAGAGCGGAGGTCCGAAGAATGCCGCTACTCCCGCGAACACGGTTGGGGTTGGTCTTCAACTTCCCCAGGGTGCTATCACAGGATACCACTTCTTCGCTGACGAGACTGGAGACAACATCGTTGTGGTTGTGGAGAAGTCCGTCGGAATCTTCGTCTATTGCGGATGGGGAATTTCACTGAAGAAGATGGGAACTTGGACTGGTGGCGCCTACTTCTTTGCAAATGAGAGTGGCTACGAGCTTGGGTATGACTTTGCTGGTGCCTACCCTGGTCGCGTGCAGACCTCCGGAACACCTTGTGCGGCTGGTGGTTGGTATACAGCGGCCCACCCTGCCACCTATGTTCGTGCTGATGTCGACAGCTTCACCGGAAAGTGGATCAGTATTGGCACCTCTACGACGGGCACGCAAGGCTACACAGGAAAAACCGGAACCTCCTGCACCCCCATCAAGCGAAATGTCCTGAACATCGCAGCCCCATCCTATATCGAGTATGCCAAGCGTCTCACCAGCAAGATGACTGGCCAAAGCCTGCTACTTCCTTCGCGGCTTCTTGTGACTCGCGATACTGGCGGCAATAGTTTCCTTGGGGCAGTTCCGAATGTCTTTGTCTGCAATGCCTGCCAGAAAGGATACACACCCGCGACAGTCTACCCATGGGGCACAGACAACTACATGGTCTTCCCTGGCAACCCCTCCTACCCTGAGTTCGGGTTCGCCATCCGGAAGGTGTAGCCATGGCGACATTCACTGGAAACTCCTCTGTAGACTTTGCCCGCATCACGCAGGCAGGTCTCTCAAGTGCACTTGGCGGGTTCCTGCTTGACCCAGTGGCGCTGACTGTCGAGCCTCAGCGCTACGATTCACAGAACACGCCCAAGACCCTCGGCAACCCGATCGCCTACCCACAGACCCTCTTCCAAGGAGTCTACTCACCAGGCATCGACCAGGAGTTCTACGGGCACATTATCGTTAATCCTCGGGCACTGGACCTCGGTCTTGTGCTCAGCGCGAAGCTCTTCACCATCGGTGTGTGGAACCTGACAGGCTACGACCAGCGCATGCTGAGTTGGACCATCAGTGGCCTTGATGGTGTCACCATCACCAACGCCGACGGCTACCCTGTTCGCTACGGGCCCATGGCCTATCGTGCTTACCAGGTGACTGTAGGGACGACAGGTGCTGCGCAGATCACAGGATCTATCGTCTTCAACTTTGAGGGCATCTCTGCCGGCTCCGATACCAGCATCACAGGTTCTCGCCTCATCGTGTTCAGCTTCGAGCCGAACTGGCGAGAGCCCGTGTCTGAGAACCTCGAGTGGCTGACGGATGTGCTCTCATCCCACAACGACCGAGAGCAGCGCCTGATGCTCCGCCAGGATCCTCGTCGGGCGATGAAGTATCTCTACACCTTCGAGAGCCAGAACAAGGTCAACTTCTTCCAGGGTCTTCTCTGGGGTTGGCAGCAGCGGGTGTTCGTGGTGCCTGTGTGGACTGACTGGCAGTATCTGAGTCAGAACGTATCCATTGGTGCGACGACCATCAACGTCAGCACCTCGCTCCGAGACTTCTCCGCCAGCAACCTCGTGCTTCTGTGGAGAGACTACCTCACCTGGGAGATCGTGGAAGTCAACACGCTGACCTCTTCGCAGATCACACTTAAGAAGGCGACGATCGGAGCATGGACCACCAAGGATCGGATCATCCCCATCCGGCTTGGTCGTCTGTCAAAGACGCTGTCTATCGCGCGACCCACAGCCACGCTCGCAGAGGCCACGCTCCAGTTCACCTATGAGGTCGGAGAAGCGGTCGACGCCAATCGCCTCGGCACTTCCTCCTGGCTCCAGTTCCAAGGGCTCGATGTCCTCACAGTCCCTCCCAATGTGGGAGACACAGAGCTCACTGAGGAATACGAGCGCGATATGGATACGGTCGACCAGGGCAAGGGTTCGTGGGCTGTCTACGACCACTCTGATGGCCCGATGGTCACGCGACCCTACTCGGTGCTCTGTAAGACACGCCAAGAGATCATGAACCTGCTCGCATTCCTAGAGACACGCAAAGGCAAGCTGATGCCTTTCTGGATGCCAACCTGGAGCAAGGACCTGGAGCAAGTGCAGGACATGGGCGCGAGCGACCTCAACATCCTGGTCAAGAACATCGGCTACACGCGCTACATCAAGCAGCACGCCAACAGGTCGGTGGTCATCTTCTTCCCCGCCGACAACTCCACGCCCATTATCAAGACCATCACCGGGTCAGCTGAAAGTTCCAACAATACAGAGACGATCAGCTTCGATTCAAGCTTCGGCAGCATCAAGAAGCCTGCAGACTTCAAAGCTATCTCGTTCCTCACCTATTGCCGCATGGACCAGGACGCCTTCGAGCTGGTCTGGCATTCTGATTCCATCGCGACCATGAACTTCCGTGTCCGTGAGGTGCTCAAGTGACATACGACACCCTTGAAAAGAGCGCCTATGGCGGAAAGCCTGTGGAGCTCTATAAGTTCTCGAAGGGCGCAACCCTTTGGCGCTACACCGACAGCGATCGTGACGTCGTGGTCACCAGCGAGACCTACAAGTCTGGTTGGCCCATCAGTCGCACAGAGCCTGAGATGTCTGAGGAAACCACGCGCTCGGCTCTCAAGATCAACACCGCGAAAGACTTCCCCATCGCGCAGATGTTCGTGACCGGAGCACCCTACGAGCCTGTGTGGGTCTCCATCTATCGCATGCACGTCGGTGACACGGAGACGATCCTACTCTGGCAGGGCAAGGTCCGAGGCGTTGCCTGGAAGGCATCGAAGGGCGAGGCGGTCCTCGAGTGCGACCCTGTTGAGAAGGTCATCGGCAAGGGAGGCTTCCGCCAGACCTTTGGGCCTTACTGCCACAAGAAGCTCTACTCCCCCCGGTGTGGAGTTCCAGAAGCAGACTTCGCAACCGATGTCACCATCTCTGCGATCAGCGCTTCTGGGTATGTCCTCACAGCTCCTGAGTTCGCCACCAAGCCGAACCAGTATTTCCGCCTTGGGGAGGTCTACTTCCCTGACCTTGGTGCCCGATGCTTGATCGTCGATCACACAGGGAACCAGATCACACTCAAGGCCATCATCCTTGGGTTAACTGTCAGTGCCCATGGTCGAGCGGTTGCCGGATGCAATCACGTCTGGAAGCTCACTGATGGAAACTGGGGGGACTGCAAGGCGCGTTTCAACAACC